AGCAACCTTCCCCACACAACTAAACAACAATTTACAGTCAAGATTTAGATATAGTAAATGCTATTACCATATACATAAATCTCACGACCTGTATTTACTAACTCCTTCAAACTTGTTAAATCCAGAGTTGTATTTTTCACTTTCGTTTTGTTTGATAATATGTCTACATTCTTATCTTCAAATATTTGGAATGGTAGACATACATCAATCAAGTCCTCTTTAAAGAGGGAGTACAGAGGAACGTGTACTATATAGTGATAATCACTAACAAACATAGTTCCTCTATTTCTTTCTAAGACTTCCCTGGCAATATCTTCACTAGTCATTGGAATAGAAAGAGTAACATAAATTAACCTTGTTATCCCACTATTATGGCTAGCTCTATATTTAACTCCAGAGTTTTCTATGAAACCACTACCTACTAATAGGTCAAGTAGCTCATAGAATTCGTCTTTTGTTTCGTAATTCAAATCAATCATTTTCTTCTAAAAGCTTTATTAATCTATCCAGATACCAACTAGCTTTCTTTAGGTCAGCTATTTCTGAACCCTTTTGTTGGTGTCTGTAAAGATACTTAAAAGCATTTAATCTGCAAAATTCCTTAACAGAATTTTTACCATAAAGTTCCATCATTATATCAATACATTCCATTGATGTTTGCTTATAATGATTGGGATTTATTACATCTTTATTCTCTTCCATTTAATTCCTTTAAACTGTCTAATATATTCTCTACAATACTACAGATTTGAATAGCATTTGGGTGTGCTTTTCCTGTAACATTTCTAACTCTCTTAGCGAATATGAATTCCCATTCTCTGTAAGTATAAGTATATACTACTTCACTCATAGCATCAAGAGGAATAATACCTCTAGCATCTTCAGGTGGAAGACCTCTATCTCTAAGAACACCATAATAGATTGCAGCATTTTCTAAAGCTCCTAAGTATGCAGATTCCTTTGGTGAGTTATCACCCTTAAACCAATGAGGTTTAATAATAGGCATTGCATTATACTTAGCTCTACAATAGTCTACATATCTAGTAGAACGCTCTGCAATATTATTAGGTGATACTCTATTTAACTCCTTAGCAATAGCAATAGAGGTGAATATTCTGAAAGTAAATCTCCTGTACTCATAAGGTACTTTATCTTCACTAATTTCAATCTTTTTTAACTCAGCTTCAGGTAGGAGTTTACTTAAAACTTCCTTATAGAATTGCATATTAGTAGACATATAGAAACAATCATCTGTCTCATTTATCTCCACATAAGGGCAATATTTAAACACTTTAAGGAACTCAAACCATCTTTCAATCTTAGGCATCTTATAGTAAAGAGAAGCGTGTCTAAGCATTGAAACGTGACCTCTCTTTTTAAGTGTATCAAACAGTTTTTGGTTTTCTGTTCCTGTAGAATCATAGCAAGTTCTTGCACAGATAGCTACGTGTTCTACTATATCGTTTTGCTTTATATACTCACAACGTGGTTCTTCAAATCTATATGTCATTGTAATATTGTTTTAGTGATTGAGTTCCTCTAGGTACATCATCTACCCTCTTTACTATTACTATAAACCCCTTAAGTATGAGTTTATATATTTCATCATTTATATAATTCCTATGTCTAGTAGTTGTATTAGAGTATCTTGTATGATTTACTACAAAGCGAATTTCGTTATACCTATTAAGAAAACTCTCTGCTATACAAGTATGATAAGAGAATAGCCTATCTCCTGTACTTGTCATATTAGCATTAGCCGAAGGATTACCTAATACAAAGGCTTCTGCTACTTCTCTATTCGTTTTCATAATATAATAATGTTGGGTTTTTTGTTTTTAGTTCTACATCTGAACCCCAATCTATTTTAGTGTAGTTAAAAGGTTTACAAAGGATATGAAAACCATTAACTGTATTTAACACTGTTATCGACTTAGAAAGAGAAGATACAGTATCTTTAATGGTTTTCAGTTTATCTGAGTCCTTACTATCAACATCAAATATAAGGTATTTACTAGTTAAGCATTTAGAGCATAAAGCTGGTGCTAAATTCTCAACAGGTTTATCAAAATTATCTGACGTTATCTTAGCAGTCAAATCTAACAAAAGCTTATGGTAAACTTGCTTCTTTGATATATAGGCAGGATAGATATAAGCACGAGCATTATTTCTCCTGCATATATCTATAATCCTATCTTTATACTTGAGTAGACTTTCAACAGAAGTAGGGTAGAATTTCTTAATAGACCTATTGTCATTGCTGGTACTATTACCAACATCAACTCCATCCTTCTTCCGTTGAATAATCTCTACTTGAATATAGTAATCATTGTTATCCTCTAAACCATTAAACCATTCAGCAATTAAATCAAAGTTATCTATAATCATAATTAATGAATCCAATGGTCACCTACAGCAGGTTCTGCAGGGTATTCTAGTTTTGTGTAAAATTTAGCAGCACTTTCCTTCATTAAGTTTGCTAGGAATTCAGGGAAGAAATCAGCTAACTCTTCAGGAAATTCAGTGTTAATTTCATCGTGAGTTATATTGACAATCTTTACTTTATTGAAGTAATTATTATCAAGAATCCAATTGTACAACCTTGTTGCAGCCTCTTTAATAATTATAGCACCACTACCTTGAGTAGGAGCGTTAAGTGCTAATCTTTCTTGTTTAGATACTTCTGCAAAGTGTCTTTTAACCTCCAATACTAAGGGATGTTCTGGGTTAGATTCCTTTATCTTTCTATATTCATCCCAGAATGATTTATCTTCTCGGTATCTAGCTTCTCTTTCTTTCCATTCATCAAAGCCTTGCCAGAACATTTTATGCCCTGTAGTATGACACATAATTATATAACCATTTTTCCTAACAAATTTACCTCCTTTTTCTTTAAAAGTTTTAATACCACAAAAGGTTTTATAGAAGTTATTTTCAATTATTTGAGCCTCTTCTAAAGTGATAGATAAAGACTCAGAAATAGATTTAGCTCCACCTCCAAACTGCACGCTGAATTCAGGTGCTTTTGCCTTTTTTCTGAGGTCAGGTCTGAGCTTTTTAATATCCTTTATTTCTATACCTTCTAACTCTTCAGGAAAACAACTTTTTGCAGCCAAACTATGTATATCTCCAGAGCCTTCAATATACTCTTTTAGCATAGCTTTTTCATCGTAAATATCGGCACCCAATCTACTCTCTAAAGCGCTGTAGTCACAAGAGCAAAATAAGTTACCTTTTTCCGACACAAAACTTGAACGAGTTTCGTGGTCACTAGGCAACTGTTGGTGATTTAAATTCTTACAAGAACCTTTCGGTAATTTCTTATATAAAGCTATATCACTATTATCACTACCACCACAAGACATTCTACCTGAAGCTGTACCTAATTGATGATAATCAGTATGTAACCTTCCTGTAATAGGGTTAATGGAATCTATGAATACTTGACCGAAAGAATCTACTACTTTGTCAGCCCCTTTAAACTCAAGGTATAGCTTTAGAAAGACATCATTGATTCCTTTCTGTGTTGAGAGAAATTTAGATTCTACACTATCCTTTAATCTCCTAGCCTTTCTATCATAAACAAGAGTTTCAAACCCTAAACCTTTAACAAAAGGAATCACTTGTTTAGATGATTTCCAGTTGATATTACACTTAGGTGAGAAATCTACTTCTTCAAATAAGTCATAGTACTTAGGAGTTTCTGTATAGCTACTATATAATGGATTAGATTCAACAAATTCATTCAATGCTTTGGTAGCATTATTTAATCTGATTAAATCATTATCCATCTTAGCTCGCCATTTATTCTCATCCAACTTAATACCACACCATTCTAAATAAGCCATTACAGGAACAGTATCACATTCAAATTGACAAGCTGTTAATAGACCTTTATCCTCTAAATCCTTCTTAATAGAAGAGGCTAATTTCTCTATATACAATACATCATTAGCTGAATATATAATAATAGAGTCATTTAATCTTGCTGTTGTGATAGTCTCTCTGACTTCTTTACTCATAGAAACACCTAACCTTCTCCATAGAGTATTCTTTAAAGAGAAATAACCTCCTTCATATTTATGACCTAAATATAGAAGTTGCTCCATAATCATAGTGTCATATACCTTTCTAGGTATAATACCAACAGAATACAGAAACTTAAGGTCAAACTTTAGGTTATGTCCTATTAAGGTTTTTGTTTCTAAAATTTCTTTATAATAGAATACAGGTACAGACTCCACATCAACAACCATCTGAAAATCATATTTATCAGAACCAAACTGAATTAATCTTAGTTGGCAGATATGTGGGTCTAAACCTGTAGTTTCTGAGTCATATTGAAGAAGGTTAGCTTTAGATAGCATTTGTAAAGATTCTTCTATACTTATAATCTTATAGTTAGAAGTTTCAAACAACTCTGCTTGTTGTGTTACTAAGTAAATCATAGTATAAGAACCATATCATTGTAATCTATTATAGCGTTATTGCTAACTAAAAACTTTGAACCTAATATACCGTGTATAGTTAAATCTGTAAAGTAATCCTTTATGTTAGACAAATCAGCGAACTGTGTTTGTATAGTTACCTCTTTTCCTTCTAAAGTTATATCCAAATTATACATTTCGGAGAGACTAGTAGCCCCTCCAAATCCTTTACATTCACAATCAAACTTTGCATCAGCATCATCTAAGAATTGTAAATCTAAAACATTCAGAGAGGCACCAGAATCTACTAACAAATTAAGTTCTCCTATATCAGATTTAACTGTAATTATTGGTACACCAGTATAAAATAGTTTATCAAAACTAATTCTTACCTGTTGTTCCAAAACCACCTCTACTTTCTGAAGATAGGTTATCGGTATATTCGAATTCAATCTTACTATCAAATAGCCACTTTATTCTTTGCCAGATAGTAGCCTTTTGTGAAAGTTGAATTCTAAATTGGCATATTCTATCGCCCTTCTTAATAGTAGTCTTTCTATAAGCAAGGGCTGGGAATCCCCAGTAATCTTCATTACCACAATAGGAATTATCAATAACACCAAATGAATTAGCACAGGTAATTTCAAAATTCTTATATGTAGAACTACGAGGTACTACAATAGCTTCATAGCCTTCGGGTAACTTCATTGCTACATTAAGTGGTAGTATAGACAGCTTTGGGTATGATTCATTCTTTTCCTTTTCAATAGTTACATCCTCCGTAACATATAGGTCAATCCAATCCCCCTTATCTATAATCTGAATTGGGAATTCTTTATCCCTCAGTTTTACTTGTATCTTCATTTATTTTCTTCAATATATTTAGTGTGAGTATTAATTAAATCTAACTGATTTAATACCGATTCTAATACACTGTTGTGATAATAACAATATAATTCTTGACCCTCTGTATTGTAGTTATAACCTGCACAATCTAATGTGTGAAATATAGCGTGCATTATTTCGTGTACGATAGAACCTAGAAGGATATGTAGATTATTATTGTGTTCTCTACTTATAAATATGTAACTGCTATTACCACTGTAGGTAGTTAAACCAAGAGAATTATCAAATCCTTTTGTCTTGATACTAGCCTCCTCTACTTCATCAATCTTTCCGTGTATTTCTCTTAGGAAGTCTTCAAAGTCACCATAATAAAAGTATATAGAGCCATTAAATGGCTGCATTTTATAAATTGATTTTTTAATCATATAGTATGTTAGGGGTGCAATATAACACCCAGATTATTTTATCTCACAAGAACCTCCAGAACAAGACATTGCTCCTAATTCATTTGCATTACTGAATTGTTCCTTCTCAAATTCCACCTTATCCCAATTAATAGGAGTATAGGTGCGCTGAAGTTCCTTAAAGTAGTGAATGTTATTAACTCTCTTGAGAACATTTATAGCCTTATAAACATCCCCACCAAAATAATTATTGGCAAACTTATTTATTCTACGAATAATATCGCGCTTTTGTGATAAACCCTTAACTCTATCAAAGAGTTTGAGTTCTAGGTTAGCCATAATCTTCTGTATTTCCTCCTGAGTATAACCGACTCCTTCCTTTTTCATACTCTCAGTAACCATATCAGGGGTAATAAATATCTTTTCCCCTCTACCTTGTACTACTTCACAAGCAGTCCAAAGGTCATTGTATACCTTGAGAATATCAGTAATGAGACCAGATGCAAATAAAGCACCTTCCCCATATTCCATTAATTCTTCTATTGTATTTACCTTACACATAGGTGCTTGTGGTAAATCGATATCACCATAAGAAGATAAGAATGAGATACCTGAGACATAATTTTTATTGTCCCATACCCATTTCTTAACTTCATCCCATTCACCATCATATACATCTACTGTATTTGATACATTGTTGTGAACAGGCTGGTTATAATCTCTAGCTCCTTCCTTAACCCAACTCTGCTGGACTAACTTAACAGCTTCTAATAAATGAATCCCGTGTAGTTTTTCTCTTAGTACAGTTTCATTATCTTCTTCTATAGGGAAGAAAATCTTCTTGTCTGTAGTAGGTTTAAATATATTAGTTTGTACAGCCTGTGGGTTTGCTTCTTCATAAGCCTTTAGATTTGGCTCCTCTATATTAGCTTCCACACTTCTAAGGTACTTTCTAGCATAAGCTCCGTGAATACCAGAAGTCATACCTAACAATAAACTAACGGTACCATCTGGTTTAACACAAGTAGTTCTACTGGCTGGATTAATACCTAGAACTCTTGCTACCTTTTCATTCTGACTCTTAACTATATTAGCTCCCGCTCTAAGTGTTCCTCTATCTAATAAAACTTGGGGATTATTCATAATACCACCAATAGAAACACCAATAAGAGGGTCATCCTTAATAATGTTTTCCGTGGCTTCACCTAAGAATGGGAATGAGTTATAAATAGCTTGTACGGTAGCTAATGTTGAAGCTGCTTCACAGTACTTATAGAAGTCAGTAACATTAGTACACTCCAAACCATTAATAGAAACAAGATTACATACTTGCCATCCTGTTACACCATTCTTATCTACAGGGTAAAATCCAATCTCACAACAAGGATTACATCCTGTTCCATCTATCTCCCTAAAATAAAGTCCTGGGTCACCTGACCTCCGCATCGCTTCAAAAAGACCTGAGAAGGTATCATAAGAAACCTTATCTCTTGTAAGAGCTGCAGACATATTAAATCTAGCTCTTTGTGGGTTCTCAGTAAACCAATCACCAGTCTTACAATTTACCATCTCTTCATCTTCTGGGGTAAAGAGAATGATACAAGCTGAACGTCTTACACCACCTGATAATACAGATTCAGCAATAAACGAAATTATATCTGTACATTGAAGTGCTGTAAGCCTTGTTTGATTGTTACTTATAGCCTTAGTTAGTAGCTTATCAATAAGCTGTAAACTCTTCTTCAAACCTTCAGGTCCTGGGGCTACAAATCTATTAGCAATTAAAGCCCCTGATGGTCTAATAGCACTAAAATCAAATTCAGGTATTGGGTAATCTTCATAGAAATAATGATAGATTAGAGCTTCAAAAGCTTCAGCCCAACCTTCAATAGAATCATCTACAAGGAAAGGTTCTCTAAGTGTATTTATTTTATCCTTTGTTAGTAGGTTAGGTAGCTTATCTATATGCATTTGCTCTACAGATAAACCTACACCACAACCACATAAAAGCATCCAAGCTGTTTCCTTGAAAGCTCTTAGTCTATCTAAATGAGTGTAGCTACAGTTATATGATTTAGCATTGGTCTTAAGGACCGGTTCTCCACCAAACTGAAGGTTTCTTTGTGAACCTACAAGTTTCTTATCTTTATAGAACTGAATAGCTTCATTGAATTTCTCCATAAACCATTCATTTGCCAATGCTTGTGGTGCTACCTTCTCAATCTGAGTTAGGTGCATTTGTTTAATTCTTTCTACACTCTCTTCCCAAGTTTCCTTTCTCTTTAAATGTGGTAAATAAAGAGAGTACTTACTTTGGAAGACATAATCTGATAAAGCTTGTTTACTAGGAGTCATCTTTAATAAGTTAGTTAATAATTATTTCCTCGATATATTATCAAGGTATTGCATAATTTCGTGCAGATAGCCTGCTATTAAAATCAGGCATACTGAAACAATAATTTTAAACATCATAGGGTATCGTTTTTAGAAGATATATTTCTTAAAGCATCAGTCTTACCCATTATAGCATTAGTCTTCTCACGGATTTCTCTGAGTGCTTTTCTCCTTCTCTTAATGATTTGAAGTTCAGTATCATCTATAATATTCAATATCTCGGCTGCTAATGAAGCAATCTCCATACTAGTATGCCAAACCTCACAAGAAGGTTTAGGTTTAATATCTTCCTTTTTCATACTATTCTTTTTTAAAGAAATCTTCAATAATGTTTATTGGTTTAACCCAATCAGGTTGATGTTTGTTCAGAGTAAGATAATCATTTAATTCTACAACAATTTCTCTCCAACCTCTAAAGGTCTCATCACCTAAAGTATAACCATCTGTTCTTTGAGTTTGATTAAACTCCCAAACAAGAGGGTTTAAAGTTTCCTTGTTTACAACTATAAACTTATAGTCTAGTAACTCATAATCCTTATACTCTTCATCTCTATTCAATACGGCTCTAATCAAAGTCCAATAAAGCTGAGCTTGAATAGCATAACGATATGTAATAAAAGATTGTGGAAAATTATATTCAGGTTTAGAGGTAGTCTTTAAATCAACAGGAGTGATAGTCTTATTCTTATGGTCTACGTGTAAGCAGTCTACCATACATCTAAGATTAACACCCTTGTAGCTACCTTTAAACTTGAGCTGATAATAATTCTCATAATCTCCAAATACATCAGGTAGGAAATACTTAGCAGTATTAGGGTTACCAGTAAGAGCCTTCTTACAATCTAAAGCCTTCTTATATAAGTCTGGAGATATTACTTTCTTATCCTTATAAACAGCTATAATTCTATAGTAACCAGCTCCTGCTAGTACTTCTTTCTTTCTCTTATTAGCCCACTTATCATCTATATAGTAGTTGCATTTTTTGCAACAACTGTGAATGATAGCATCATCTACCTTATTTAAATCTTCCTTCCCTGTTACTCTGAATATCTCTTCTAATACATTCTGTACTTGGTCTGTAACAGAAGGTATATTTACAACAGCATAAGTCTGTTTAAATACTTCCTCCGTTTCAGTAAGTAGTGTATCAACAAGTGAGCCGAAAGTAAGAGAAGGAGAAGAGATTTTATCAAATAGAGTTGCTAAAGCATTAAACCCCTCTCTATCAAACCTTGATATATTGGAGTAGGATAAAGCTTTATCTTCCCTATAGACATTCTCAGGTACATCCCAAGCTAATTCACTTAGTTTTTTCATTCAATATGTTTATTAAGTTATCACAATCTCTAACACTCTTAACCTCAAAAAATAAAATCTTATCTCTATTTTCTTCCTGCTCTAACCTATATCTGAATAGCTTTCTTTTGAGCGGATAAGAATCATTTGGGAAACCTTTGCATTCTACAATAACAAAGTATTCCTTGTAATCAAATGTTAAGTCTGGGGTATAGGTAATCTTTCGTACCTTATCCACAGACTTAACAAAAGGAGAGTAAAAAAAGACAGTAGGTGTGAATGCTGGTATAATATCATAAGTATGTTTCTCATAATCTATATCAACATTCAACCTATCTGTCAAATATCTGTAAACTCTTTCCTCTAACTTTGAACGGAATTTGATGTTGTTGTATGTTGAGGTCTCCGCGTTTTTAATCTTTTTGTTTTCTCCCATATCACAGGAACATTAATTAAAATTGCAGTTTTCTTCAACGTATCTACTTCCATTATTTCTGGCTCACCATAAGAATACTTATACTTGAGCAAGTTCTTGATGAAATAGTCTACAAATGTACTATAATTTTTATTATGCTCTACAACAGCCTTACTTTTTCGAATAAGATTAGGTGTGTGAACTATAGCTAAATTACCATTTATGAAGATGTAGCCAAGAGTATTTTCTCTGTCTGATATATAAGTCAAATTATAGCAAACACCTTTATACTTAACTATATCCATCAACCCATAAATATACCCGAATAAAGCAGGAGTCTTTAATTCTACTTCTTTGAAGGTGCGCTTACATTCATATATTTGAAAGTTATTCTTTTCAAAGTCGTAGAATATAGGTTGCTTTAACTTATATCTTAACACTTGTATATGTCATTAATGGTGAAGAGAATTCAGTGAAGAATGGAACCTCTTGAGGAAACAAATCCTCTGAAAGATGCGTAAGGTAATTAGCAATAATAGCACAGATATAACCAGAAAGCATCTGACCCATAAAGAAGGTTTGCTTATAACTACAAACAACGTTAGTAGCTTCTGAGTCATCGAACAAATACTCCTTCTTGTATTTTCTAATCTTAGCAGCTTCATCAAATCTAAATGCTATAATCTGTATGGTGTCTGCAGACATTCTAGCATCTATGAATAAATGCTTAGTACCTCTATTCTTCTTTCTGACATTCTCAAATATACTCTTTCTAGCTCTCATACTATCAAGGGCTGTAAGAGTAATATCTGAAGGGTCAAAAGCATCTTCACCATAAGTTACGTAAGCATTAGTATTATCCAAACTAAAGCCTTGTAGATTATCTCTAACAGCATCAACCTTTCTCATACCCAACTGGTCTGGTGAGAATAACTGCCCACCAAGATTAGAAAGAGACACGCTATCAAAATCAAAGATTCTGAATGTGGAAGATTGAAACATCTTAGAGATACCTAGACTAGCGTGGCTACCAATACCCCCTGAACCATAAATATTAATTGTTCTGTTACTGGCTAAATCAAACCAAGGTGCGCCTGAAAATCTAATTCTAGATTCGTGTAAAGTTTCCTCCGTTAAGTATTCCATTTGTAATAAATTTAATAAGTCTGAAAATTGCAAAGTTAGTTGCTGGTGATTTAATAAAGCTTTCTGCTACTTCTCCAATATGAGATAATACATCTTCTCTATCTACTCCATACTGACGACAATACTCTTCATCAAAGAAAGTATCAATACTCTTATTAAGCTTATCTGTCATTTTACCAACATTAAGCTTATCAGAGAACTTCATATAAGGAGGTAGATTGAGAGCTGCTTCATCTAAATCATCATACTCTGTATCTAGAACATCTAGTAGTACGTTAGTAGCAATCTCATCTAGAATAAGTA